CTTCCGGCCACCATGCCAACCGTCGCCTTCGCGCCGATCGTAACAGGCACCCACGTGCCAGGGACGGTGAGCGCAGTCGGATCCGTGACGAGCACATAAGTGAATGTCGAGACACTGGTTGGCGTAATCGCAAAAGTGCCGTTGTAAGCGTCGGGGGTACAGCCAGCGATCGTGGCCTGGATTGTCTGCCCGAGCGGGATGTTGTGCGGAGATGCGGTCGTCACTGTGACTTTATTAGGGGCTAGCCATGCGGCTGCCGCGATGGTCGCTGGTGCCGTTACGCCGCCGCCCAGGCCGCCAAACGGCATCACCACCAGTTGCCCAGGGGAGACCGCGCTCAGGTCCGCGCCGGCGATAGTGAGGATCGGATTGGCTCCAGCCAGGCAAGTCAGCGTGCCAGAGTATTGCTGTCGATCCCCAACCGCACCGAAGTCCTCGGCATGGAAGACCTCTTTGAACCGCTCCGTCAGGGCGCGCGCGGTAGTCGAGCCAGGAACCAAGACATCAACGACCGAGGTGGCGTCAATGGTCGAGCCGATGACGAACCCGCTATCCAGCGTGCCGCCGAGGCCATCGACCTTGTCGGCAAAGTCCCCGTTCCACTGATCAACGGTCGGGATCTCGCCGAAGAAGAAGTTTGGATCGGAGTTGGGCATCTGGCAGGGTTCCCCGGTCGCGACTGTCAGAAGTTACGGCGCAGCATTTCGGACAGCCAAATGGCGCCGCGCGGGTTCGCGTCGGAGATCACTGAGAAGGAGCGCACCGCCGATGTCTGCCGGATCTCACGGTTGAACGGATTAGCTTGGGTAGCGTCGCCATGCACCGTTTTGATTGTGTCTTTCTTCGTCCTGGCAATTACCTCCACCACCTTGCGCTTGATCGTTATTACCTCGCCCACCGGTAGCCAAGTGATGGAAACCCAGCGTCCGTTGCGAAGGATTTCAGCACCGACGCCGTTTACCCATACCTCAAATACGTTGGCTGCATTCTGATCGCTGCTAGGCTCAAGCCGGATGACAACCGGCTCTTCCATAAAGGCCAGTTCAGCCAAATAGTCTTTGTTGGCAATGGACGGATCGGCGATAACGACATCACCATCACGGTCGGCCAGATTGAACGGCATTGGCCGCTGATCAATCTTAGTGTCGCCGCTGTGTGTTTCCTGTGGCATAGTGAATTCCTATTTTTAGGGAGCCATGCCGCCATCGCCTATGTCGGCAACGATGGCGGCATTTTAGGGATGGCGTTAGGCGATCTGCGGCCGATCGGGGAGGCCACAGATATCCTGATAAGCGTAGGTAAGGCCCGTGGGGGGCGTGCCGAAGTTGCTGGAACCGAAAATCCAGCCGGCAGCGCTCGCCGTCGAATCAGCCTTCACAATGATGTAGGCGATCGGGCAGAAATCGCCGGAACCGCCCGCACCCGCCGCCGAACCGGACGGACCGGTGCCTCCTGGCGTTGGAGCGGTGATGAACGCCCCATTTACGTCCAAAGCAGATACCTGACCCTGGATTGCTTTGAACGCGCCCGCGGCATTGAAGCCAACCCAGAAAACACTCCCCTGGCTGGGCAAGATCGGCACGAAGGCCTTGCCCGTCGCCCAGTCGGTCGTCGGTGTCGCGGTGTTAGACAACGCTGCCACCGAGTACATCTTGCCACGAATGACAACGATGTTGGCGGTGGCACCCGCTGCCAAGGTCTGGGTCAGGGTGGTCGTAGTGCCGGCAGCAACGCCGGCCTTTGTCAGTGCGCCGGTAAACGGGGCACGAGCTTGTTGGTCCATGGTTCAGTTCTTTCGCGTGAGTTGTTGCGGGGTTAGCCGGTGAGAGCGGTGGCGTCGAAGGCACCTACCGGACTAAAGTAGAGCGTGGTTGCGGTGCTGAGCGGAGTGGAGCCGCCGGTAAAGGTGCTGGAGTAGGTGACAAGTATGAACCCAACCAGTGCCTTGTTTTTGGGCGGTGATGGAAACACGACATTTCCAATCGCTGCCCCCTGCGCGCCCGGTGCAGCCGTCACCGTGCCGGCACTATCGACGTAGAAGCAAACCACGTTGTACTTCCCGGCCCCAATAGTGATGCCGGTCAGCGCAGGCATGTCGGTGCTGGCTGCTATCTTGACCAACACCCCGCCCACAGTGGCATAGAAATCGGAACTTCCGATCTTTGCCACCGTGTTGGTGGAACTGACCAGCAGTCCTGCACTGGTGAGCGCCTGCGACGACAAGCGATCGATAGCCGTTTCAAATGCGTGCCGAATAGACGTCGCATTTTTCTTATCGGTAACCCCTTCGAGATACCGGATCATAGTGTCCTGCATGGCGATTGCCTTTCGCTGGTTGGGACCTCGTTAGACGAGGACCTTGCTGCCAACGAAACCCACCGCCATCCAGCCCTGGTTTTCGATCATTACGGCCTTCCACCAGATTGAGCCCGCGTAACCGCGCTGGCCCATAGGATCACTCTTCGACTTCTCGCCCGGAGGCAGGAACGTCGGATCGAGAGCCGTCAGCCCACGCACCGCAATCTGGCCCCATGCATCCTGCGCCGTCACGATGAACGGGTAGACATCGATGCTGACGCCGGTCGTGGAGTAGAGCCCCGTGGCACCGATCGCCGCGCCGCCGTTCTGGATCGACGGAAGATCGGGGGTGGTGATGAAGCGGAACCGCTCGCACTTACCGATTTCGTTCGCCTGCGGGGTGCCAGAGGCATACTGCTCGGCGGGGACGAAGTTGGGCAGATCACGGATGTCGGGCTCAAGATCAGTGTGGCAGTAGACGGTATAGCCTTCAGCCACCGCTTCGGTCGCGTAGTTGCGGCCGGCCGACAGAACCTTGTTCACCGGCTTGCCGTGATTGGCCTGCAGGTTCTTCGCAATCTTACGGACGAGGCCGAGAGTGAGCCCGCCAGCGACAGTGGCGACCGACGTGCCGGCGCCGCCGTAGTAGGCATTGGTGCAAGCCCGCAACGCACCGTAGATAATCATTTCGTTGACAAACGTGACGCGCTCGCCAACCTGTTCGATCATTGCCTTCGGGATGTCGTCCTCATACAGGTCGTACGTCTTGTCTGTAAATCCATACAAGCACCCATACTGCTGCAGCACCACGGTGATGTCGAAAGGCACGATGCTGTCGGGGGCAGGCGTCACGCCTTCCGAGATCTGGTGGGCCTGCACGATGGCGTTGCCGCGATCGCCATTGCCGTCCTGGAAGAACCGGTTCTGCGTGTTAGCGTCGGTGGCGGTGGCACCGTACGGGAGCCAGCGACGAGCCACGTAGGTGTCGCTGTTGTTACGGGGCATCGGAACCTGACGGCCAGTGCGTCCGAGTACCTCGAGCGGCACCGCGTGCGCGAGGATTTCGCCCTTAAATTTGTTCAACCGTGCAGTCGTTAGGCCGAATGTTTGCATTGCCATAGTGGCATTACTCCATCGATGGGACGCGGCGCCTCACGGCGCTGCTGTCTGGGGGTTGGTGGGTTAGCGGGCGTTGCGAGAGTTAAAGCCCGCCGCGAATTCGTCTTCGTCGGTGTTGGCCTGTGCCGGCTGTCCACCGTCTCCGCGTGGCTGCACGGCCCCCTTGATGCGCGCGTTCCGTAGCTGTTGCTGCAGAGTGGGCGCAGGCGGGGGGGCAGGCTTGGTCTCGCTCCGGAAGCGGCTGATGGCACGCGAGATCACGGCAGCACTATTCGTGCTGTTGAGCCTCGCCTGGTAAGCGGCATCCTTGGTTGCGAGCCATTTGCGGAAGGCGTTGTTCGGATCGGGCTGCTGTTTGGAGGTATCGACCTGGCCGACGATCTTGCGCCAGTCAGGATGGTCCTCCTCGAGGGCCTCGATCTCTGCGTCGATCCTGACCTGTGTAGCGTGCTCAGCGACGAGCCGCTTCATCTCATCGGGGTCGATACTGGCGGCGCCGGGCGAGCCGGTGACGCCACGCAAAGCTTTCTCCATTGCCGCGCGCGTCTGTTGCGCGAGTTCTGGAAAGTCACGTTCCATGTCGGCGAAGGCATCCTTCGGGATCTCAAACTTACCCGTGCGCGGACCTTCGTTGCGCAGGTCAGTAAGAGCCTTCTGGAGGCCGCCGATGGTGCCAAACGCCTTAGATAGCTGGGAGTCGTAGCTCGCCGTGCGGGCCGCGGCGGCACGGACCTCGTCCCAGTCCTTGCGGGTGATCTTAACATACTCTGGCTTCGGCGGCGGCGGGACTTTAGCCGTATCCTCTGCCTTCGCTGCGGCTTCTGGCTTTGCTGCCGGCTTCTTCTCGTGTCCAGGATCGCCCGCGCTGTCGAAGTCAGCCTGCGCCTGCGCTTCTTCCTGTTCGGGGGTGAGCGGCGCGTCAGATGGCATCAAGAATATCCTTTCGGGAACGGCGATTTCGGCCTTGTAATTTGCCTGAGTATTTCAGCCCGCTGCTTTTCCGTCATGCCTTCATACAGGCCTTCAATCCATTGCTGGAAAGAGTTTTGCATCCTGAATTTGTCGATCCTTTCAGGAGTAAGTCCATGCCGCATCAGGTCGAAATTTTCATCGGTCATAAGATGGTGGTCTCCACTACCGGCTTATCTGCATCAAGAGCGATCAGATGCTTCAGCACCTTGATTTCACCGCGCAAAACCGCCGTGTTCAATTCGTCCAATCCGCCATCGTTGCGGACGCGCGCTGCGGCGAGACGCTCCTCGAAGTGCGCCTTAAGCCTCGCCCATAACGGGTGCGATTTCTCTCCGGCTGATAGTTCAAAATCTGTCATGTTGCCTGTGTTGCCTGATCGAACGCATGCCCTGGTGCAGCCCTACCTGGAGCCTGCACGGGCGGTCGCTGCTGCTGCCGCATCTGCATCTCCCTGCGGTGCTTCTGCTGCTCTCCCGCCTGGTTCTGCGCGTTCAGATCCCGCTCTGTCTTCAACTGCATAGCGGTCCGAGCCAGTTCCACCTTGGCACTATCCACGGAGATACCCCTGCGGTTGGCGTATTCCAAGAGCGCCAAATCATGCTTCATTTGCAGTTCGTGCAATTTCACGGTCGCTTCGGTCAGCGTTCGGTGCTGCTCAGCCTGAATGCGCTGCTGCTCATTCTGCACATGGCCGCCCTCGAGCGCCTGCGCCGCCTGGGCAATCCGTTCTTCGCTCTGCACCGTCTGTTGGTCGGCGGTCTGCTTCATCACGCCCAGCTTGAGTTGCGTGTCGGCGTTGATCTTTGCTGCCTCAACCTGTGGAGCACCCGGCGGCGGCTGCGCATCGATCTTCGCCTGCTCCTCCTCGGTATAGGTGAAATCATCTGGATCTAGCCGCTTCGACCGAAGCATCTGTTTGAACCACTTCTTTGGATCGCCGCCATAGGCAGGATTGGCTACGGCCTGCCCAAGCTGTCCAATGGTCTGGTCCTGAATGGCTCGTTCCACCAGCGCAATCGAGCCGTGCGCATCGATCTCAAAATCCCCCTTTTCGGAGGACGGCACATCCGGATCGAGGAGCAGCCATTCGTAGAACTGCCGCACGACCGGCTCGGTAATAAAGTCATCAAACGCATAGCCGATTGCGCGCAACAGTTGGTTAGCGTTCGTGTTCTGTAGCTGGGTAGCACCGAAAGTGTCCGGCGTCGTTTCTCCGCTTTGCCCCTGCGTCACCAGCGGGATCGAGGTCGCTTCCTCGGCAAGCTGCATTCCATACTGGATGATCTGCATCATCTGGGCGGTGACATTCGGCACCTCAAACGCAGAGAACATCGTGCGGATATCGCGACCCGCACCATCGCCGGTCGTCCACCAGATTTTATCGGGCGTCAGCATCCAGTTGCCGTCAGCAGGTATAATACTGCTGCGGTCCACCACAATCTGACTGCCAGCCGACTTGCCGGCGTTATTCAACAACGCGCGGGTGGCGGCGTTAACGATGCGCTGCACCGTCCGCAACTGCTCGGCAACGCCCATGCCGGCCCATTGCCCGCTGCGGCGCTGCCACGGCACGCTGTGGTAGGGAAAACTGCCGCTATCGAGCGGATTAATCGTCGCCCGCACCGCACGATCGTTGATTAGCGTGACGATCGCATAAACCTGCTCCTTGTCGTCGCCCGGTTCAGATTGCTGCCCCGCCGCCTCCTCTAGCACGGCGATTTCCTCGCGCTTCAGTGCTCCATAAAAATACCAGACCTCATAGCGCCCTTTCGCTCGCCGCATCTCCTTCTCAATGTCGGGGCCGCCATCGCCCCCGGTGGTGTTCCTTTTCTGCGGCCCCTCCTCGAGCACCATATCGATCTGGTCGGTGATGAAGCCAGGGATCTTCTTGAGGTCACGCACTTGGCGCGCGGATAGGTAATCGCGCTCGAAAATGTAGTCGCCGTTGTGGATGTTCTCGCCACAGCTTGGATCGGGGAAGATGTTCTCCGGATCCACCCAGATTGCCGCTGGCTTGACGCCCTCACGAATTTCAATCGTCAAGCCGCCGCCATCCTCGACTGCAGCGATCTCCCGGCTGGGTTTCGGATACGGTGCCTTGATGACGCCGACGCCGATGCGTGCCGCGTCATGAATGACCTTGCGCATCTGTGCTGGCCACTGACAGCCTACCATCCAGCCGTAGATGCGTTCCTCGGCTGCCTTCGCCTTCGTACGCGCAATCTCGATTTTTTCGAGGGCAAAATCGGCGACGGTAAGCGGAACCTGCGGCGGCGGTGCTGGCTGGCCCGGCGTTGCCGCGGCTGGCTGGGGTCCGGCTCCTGCGGCCGAAGCGGCGGGAGCCGGGGCTGGCACACCTGAAGCAGCATAAGTAGACCCGGGAGCCACTGGAGCCGCAGGCATCCCCTGACCAACTGCGGGCGGCATTTCGCCCGGTTGCATGGGGCGCGTCAAGGGTACGCCCAGCCCCTCGTGGAAGACCTGGCTGTTGTCCTCCTTGGCGCGGATCAGTTCAGGCACCGGCATCTCGGAGAACGAGAACGCCTTGTCGTCCGGCGGCAGGAGGATCTCGGATAGCTTCGCCGCGCCTGCATCAACGTAGCGGGCGGTCAGCCTGACGAATGCCGTCGAACGATGATCAGCCTTGGCCGGCCCGCGGCCAGTGGTCACCGGGCCGTCGCTCGACATCGGCTTAGCCCACCGCGCATGCTGGAATTCATGCCGGTTGGCGTCGTCAATGCCGATGTAAGCCTCTTCTGCCTCCTGCCATGTGGTTTCGATACCGGAGTTCTTGCGGGCGGCCTTCGCCTCGTCCCGTTTCTCCGCAATCGCCAGTCCGATCTGGTCGAGCGTCGTCGCGTCCTCGGCGATGTGGGGAGCAATCATCTCCCGCACGTCGTCTGGTAGGTCAGCGAGGATCGAGCCCTGATCGGCCATCTATGAGCACATTCCTATGTCCGCCGTATTTTGCCGCGCGTAATAGGAAAATTCATGTTCCGCGCGGTTCCGCGCGGTTAGACCGGCACCAGCAGCGCCGACACAATCAGGCCCTTTGCCGCCCCGACCGTGCCCCCAATGGTGAACGACAACCGGTCCCCAGCCGCGAGCGTGATATCGGCGATGGTTGAGGACATCACTCCAGCCACGCGCGTGTTGCTGACCGCCATGGCGAGCGCCCCCGTGCAAACCGCAGTGCCGCCACCGGGCGCGTCAGTCGTGTGCTCCTTGGTGAAGGTGAAGGTTTCGCTCGTCCCGAACGTGGCTTCGTTCACGCTGACCCCATGCACGCGATAGGCGCGGTTGGCCTGGAAGAACGTCACTACCTTGCCGGTCGCCGGAATTGCCGCATCAGCAAGACCGCTCGTCCAGCAAGCCTCAAAGATGCCCGCCGCTGAATTCACCAGCAGCTCACCCGGCGTGCCCGTCGAAACCGCAGCGCCCGGGACGATATTAACATTGCCACCGCTCGCCGTGCCACCCGCGCCCGCGCCACCGTTGAGGCGCAAGGCCGAGCCGTTGCCCGCGGTTGCGCCGCCGACACCGATTGTGACCGTGCCCGCCACGCCGGTCGCGCCCGCAGCTCCGGAAGTGATGGTGATGGCGCCGCCCGCGCCGGTCCCAACACCCGCGCCGCCGATCAGAGAGGCTGCGCCGCCCGTGCCGTTCGTCCCGGCAGCCGCGCCGCCGGTAGAGCTTACCGCGCCACCATTGCCGGTGGCTCCGCTGTTGCCCCCAGTGCCACCAGCGACCGCTACAGCGCCGCCAGCGCCCGTCCCGTTTCCGGCTCCGCCGGTTACCGCCACAGCACCGCCAGCGACGTTCGTGGCGCCCCCGGCGCCGCCGACAATCGCTGCGGTGCCAGCCGCCCCAGAGCCATTTCCGGCGCCGCCGGTAACGCTGATGAGGCCGCCGGCCTGATTGGTATCGCCGGCTCCGCCAGCGAGCACGAGCACCCCGCCGGCATCGCTCGCGCCGGGCTGACCCTTGACGGCATTCGGGGTAATGACGGTGGCTGCTGTACTCGCCATGGGATTATCCTTTGGTGATTGGTTGGGGAAACCTCTGTCTGAAGAGGCTACGCCGGGAAGGCGATGACGCGGACCTCGGCTTGGACGCTCACGCCGGAGGGGTCCGTTACCGTCCAGGGTGAGTAGATAAGATCGCTCGCGCTGATGGCGTTGCCGCCATCCAGAGAAAGCAACATGGCACCGGTGCTATGATAGCGCGTGTAAGGCGCCTCGCTCAGCCGATAGGTCGCGTTTATGTCAGCCAGCATCGCTGCCGTTGGCGCCGCTATCTGGGCCGCTGTTAGGTCGATCGGTGTCCAGATACCGTCTGGCCCGTCACTTGGATTTCTCAGTCCGACAGGCGAACCGGTTCTGGGATCTACCAACAGCCGAAGCCGCGGGATGATCTGACCGCCCGTCAAGAACGGCGTCACCGTCGAGTAGAACGACCGGAAGAATGGAATGGCCATTTGTCGATTATCCTCGTTTTAGGTGCCGGGTGCCCGCACGTAAGAAACACGAAATCCCGTGCAAGTAATCGATCCGGCTGATGCGCCCGTGTTATTTTTCGCCGTTACCACAAGAAATGTGGGAACGGTGTCCACTTGGCCATAGGTTACATTGAAGCTGTTCTGTGCTACGGTCGTGATAATGCCGAAGCCAGCCAGCCACTGCACATTGGCAGCACTTTTGACAACCCGTCCCGTGAGGAACCACTCGATGCCGGCTGCTGAATTAGTAGTCGTAAGCACCATCACCTGACCATCGAGACCAGTCAGGCCACCAAAGCGCAGCCAGACGTTTTTGCTGTCAGTGGTGGCTGCCATTGTGCCCCATGCCTCTGCCTCCAGCGCATCTCCAGCATTGAGTAACTGGTTAGCAAAGATCGGAGCGGACTTAAGGACTTCTTCATTAGCCGTCGCGCTGATAGCTGACGAGCCAATATCCACGTAAAGTTGCACTTTATCGTCCTCCGCCGCTTGCGCGGCTGTTGGCTGCGGAGCCGCTAGGTTCGATGTCGCAATCGTCTGGTAGTCGATCAAGGCAATTGTGGTGCTGGATAGGTGGACGCTATCGTTTCCGGCTACCGGCGAATTTTGAGCACCAAACGCCGTATTCGGATCGAGAGTCTGAAATACGGGGGCGCCAATTCCCTCTAGAAACTCAGTGACGTTGAAGGGGAATGAATCGCCCACCGGAGCCGTGGCACTTATCGACACCGCACAATGCGCCACGAAGCGCGGAGCCGAAGTGTCGATCACAAAAGTCCCGTTGATAGAGACGCGAATGGTATCATTCTTCAGGATTATCTTTACCGTAACGTCACCGGCTACCGGAGCATAGTTGTTGCCATGGAGCACTGGATCGGCGTCGCTACCCACTAGTTGGTAGTTCGTAAGCCATGTGCCCGTGCTGCCTATGGCAAAATGCAGACGGTTGCCAATGAAACTGGTGCAGTTGACGGTAATGCCGAAGATGCCTGCGGCATACATCGCCGTCCCGCCGCCACCCGGGAACACCAGCGTCATACTCAGATCGCCGTCGGTTGAACTGCCGATGGCGGTAGGCGTTGCAGAGAGCGTCAAGCCATTCCTGATCGCACTCGAAACGCGCGACATGTATTGATGCGCGAGATCCTTACTCAACGCCCGCGCCATATACTGGCGACCGAGATCTATCAGCCCAAAGTTTTTCACGCGCGGGAAAGCGGCATAGCCCTTACCGTTCGAGCGTGCGAATGTGCGCTGGAACGCTGAAACAGCCTTATAAGCTTCCTGATAGGTAAGGAAATCACCTCCAGCGCCGGCATTAGCAACCTTGTTCGTCAACAGGATGATATTCGGGACTTTTGGCCAGTTGTTTATGTATGTAAAGCACTGGTTCATAAATATGCCGACACTGCTCCCAGCCGTTTGCCCGGCCTGGGGAAAGTTGGTTCCATGCACCCAGAAGAGGACATCTGGGAGATCGTCCTTAACGTAATCGAGCCATACCCGGCTGTGATCGACAAACCACGAAGGAATATTCGGGTTCGCCATCACGGTTCCGGTCTGCACCGGGTTGCCCCAGTTCGAGCCAGCAATGGCACGGTTGACGAAATTGAACCTAATATTCGGGTTGCGACGCCTCACTTCCGCCTGGAGCGCTCCCCAAATGCATTGCGTAGGATCATATAGGGAGGGGCCTAGCGTATCGACCGCGGTGCTGTCGCCAATGATTGAAATCGTCTTGATGCCCGGGGTGGCAAGCCGGGAAAGATGCAGCGCAGGGATGATATCATTCTGTCCGGTGTCTGGGCCAGCAGTCAGCAGCGATATCGGGCCGGTGCCATTCAGCCCCTGGACATGCGTGATCAGTGGGCTGGGATTGACGATCGCCATCTTACCCAACCCTCACAATAACCGTCCACTCGCCATTGACCGTCGTCAGAGTAGCATTCCCGGTCGCAGACACAGCTTGGCCCGCAAACAAGGCGGTGCCGTTCGGAAACGCTATCACCAGATCGTAGCCGTCGGGCGGAATCATGCCGTCGATCGTGATATCCTGCACCTCGTTGACGGCGTCATTGCAAACGATCCACGTTGTTCCCGCAGGAGCGTCAATCGCATTGGCCACGACCGTATTTACGGTGAAGCTAGAGAATGGAGGCGGCCCCGGTGGACCGCCACCGCCGCCCGTCACCAAAGCCGCGCCCGTGCTGACATATCTGGTGTAAGGCGGAACATTCAGCCTGAACGTCGAATTCAGATCCTCGAGCATCTCCGCCGTAGGGGCCGCTATCTGCGCCGCCGTCAGATCAACCGGTGCCCACTGCCCATCAGGGCCGGTAGAATTCAGATTGAGCACCCCGGTCGGGGCACCGCTGATCGGATCCACCAGAAGTCGGATGCGCGTAACAAACGCATCCGCCGGCGTGAACGGATTGACCGTCGAGCGGAAAGTTTTGAACGGCGGTAACGACATCGGCGGGGCTATTCTTTCACACGCAGTGCTTCTGACGCAGCACGCAGATCGGCCTCACGCTGACTTCTGCCGCGGGCCGGAATGCCGATAGGCGCGCCGGCCACCTCAGTCTGGCCGGGCTTCTTGACCGCCTGGCGCAGGCTCGTTGCCTTGTCCGCCGCAGCCTTCGCCGCCGCCTCGGCCGCCGCCGCCTGCTCCTCCGTCACCAGCGATGCCTTTTCGGCCACCGCCGTCGGGTCGAGGTCGAGTTGCGCCAGCAATTCGTCTGCCACCGCCTCGTCCGTCCATGCCCGCCCCTCGCGGTGCTTCGTCAGCACGGCTAGAGCGCATTCACGATTGTTCATGAGCACTGTCCTTCTTATCGGAAGCCGCCGGGCGACGCGCCTCTGCAGCCGGATCAAGGCCAAGCTGCATCACCAGGTCGAATGCCACCTCGTAATCGGCCCAGGCAAGCGCCTCGCGGTGCTTCTTCAACACCACGATCGCCGTCTCGAGGTTTGTTCTCAACTATTGCCAGGAGAAGAAAACAGTGGCGCTCTTGGTCTCAGTGACGCAGTCACCTGTCGAGAACACCAGCACGATCCCCTTGCTAAATCGCCACTGGGTGTTGGAGTCGGCACTGAGCGCCACAGTCGAATTCGCCGCAACCGCCACGCACTTCAGCGGCGTTACCGCGCCATTGCCGGGATCGGTCGCCGAGTTGATCATCAGAAAATAGCCAGCAGCCGCGCCCGTCGTGACCATCGCGCCATGGATCGCCGCCGGCACGGCTGACACGATATGCACGCCCTCATACGCCGTCGACGCCTGCGGCGTAACAACGCTCGGTGCCACCGTGGTATCGGCGCGCGCGACCCCCTGACACGTCAGCAGGACCGCCGCAGCCAGCGCCAGTCGGTTCATGTATTGGGCTCCTTCAAGTGGGGGGCGGCGTCTCACGACGCTGCAATCCGCGGCGCCCACCCGCGTTTGGCGTTCAGGTTTGCTTGGCGCACTTAGCCTTAAATCTATCGATAGCACCCAAGACGACGACCGCGTCCGTCGTCGTGTTGATCAGTGTTTGATAATCCGGAGACTGCTGCGCCAACCAATGCCTGAACGGATTTGTAGGATCTGGCCATTTCTTCGCGATATCCACCCGACCTACGATAACTTGCCAGTCAGGACAGCACTTATCCAGAAGCCTTGTTTCCTCGTCCTCGTCCGCCTTGCGCCTATCAAACATCCATTCCAATATGCGCATCAGCCCAACATTCCCGCAGTCTGATTGTACCCACGGAATGCTGGCAGCGTCTCCACCGGCATATCGCCCTCATTCCGGATCTGATCTACGATCTCGGCGAGAGCCCCGAACGCGTCCGCAGCGTGGCTCGCCACGTCGTGCATCGGCCCCGTCGGTTCGTTCGTCGCCTTCGGCACGTTCCTCCGATACCGCTTTAGCCGATCCATCAGATTCCCCGCCCCCAACATTTGATCGGGCCGGTCGGTCGGCGTCGCGCGCTTCGCCACGTCCATATAAATCCGTGGCCACATCATCCGCGCCGCCCGGATCCGCGCCTCCGGGTCTGACCGGTTGATTACCTTCACCTTGCACCCAAGATCGCGGAGCTGCTTCACAGCGTTCGTCCCGCTCGTCGGATGGTGCTGCACCGCGTCGTGCGGCAGCCAGTCGGTCCCTACCCGATATCGCAGCCCACTCATCGTCGCCAGCATCTCGGCGTACGTGATCTGCGCATCCTCGATGTAGTTGATGATGGTGAGCACCGATGGTGCGGTCTTCTGAACCATAACCACCGTCATCAGATCGTTCCACCCAAGATCCCATACCCTATGAACCGGCAACCGCGGGTCATACGGCATCGGGCGGAACCTCCCGTCCTTCACCATGTCGGCGATCTCGCGACCGTAGATCGCGCCCTGGATAAACGTCCGCGGACGCCCCTCCCAGATGTTTTCGTACTCGTGCGGAGAATGCGCCAGGTCGAACTGCCGCAGTTTCTCGTTCTCGTCCGTCATCCACCCGCACGCCACGGCATCGCGGAAATTCATCTCCACGACCTTCGCGCCCTCGGGCGGATGAACGACGAACCGCTCCCAAGCCTCGTCAGTATCCAGTTCTGGGTTAAAACTCACCCACGCTTCCGCCCCCTTCGTGCGGAACAGCGTCGGCAACGCTACTTGGAAGGACCGCTTCGTGATCCGCTGCGCCTCCTCGAACCAGAAGATGTCAAAGCCCTCGTATGACTTGATGCTCTCCGATGTAACGTCACTCAAGCCGCTGAACCGAAACAGCGTGTTACGACAGGTGCATCGAATTGCGTTCTCCGTCACCTCGTACAGCGCCTCATACCCAAGCTGCTTGATCTGGTCGGTCAGCAGCAAATGAACGCTGTCGGCCAGCGACTTCTGCACCTCACGCAGACACAATATCCGCAGATCACGCTGAATGCCGAGAGCCAGCAATGCGCGCGCGAAGTTCCAACTCTTGAGCGAACCGCGCCCTCCATACGCAACCTTGTAGCTGTGCGGCTCCGTTAGGAACGCCAGCTTCCGCGGCAACTGAAACACCTTGATCTCGACGTTCTCAGTAATCTTTGCCGCATCTAGCATCACATCACCGCCATGGTGCCAGTCAACAGTTGCTCCCGCCGCAAAGTAGCTGCGCGCTTATTTCCCACAAGAAGTATCCTGACGGCACCGTGAACAAAATAGTCAGGTTGGAGCCCGAGAGAGCGGAGCGCTGAAACACAATCGGCAGATAGGCCCCTGATGTTCCTCCGCCGATCCAGGAGGTATCATCTATGCGCGTCCACGTCCCCCAAGGATGCGGGGCTTCGTAGAAGTACCAGTGAGAGCCGGCGCTGATGTTGTTCAGGTCCGGCCACCAATAGAACTGGAGCACATAGCGGTTGATCTTCGGAATGTAGGTCACAGTGGAGTAGGATGTGTGCCCAGCATCCGTAAGCACCGGAACGGCGTCGGCATAATTCGATGACCACGCAGCATCGAATGTGCCATCGCCTCCCTTGTAGTACTGCACATCAGACGTGTTCAGGGCCGGCATCTTTGCCGTTGGAATGCGGATCAGATTTAGCTGGTCACTGCCGGCGCCGATAGGCGCGGAAGCACTCGTCGGAGAGGTCATATACGTATAGGCATCGGCATTGTCGACGCGTGGTCCCAGCGTACCGTCGTCGGGATTGTAAACAATGAACGACGGAGCCGGCATCGTGATGGCGCTGCCGAACATCGTCGCTCCGCTCGGCGTCGTCGGGGCTCCGGCGGCCAGATACGTATTGGGGTTCTGAAAATTGGCCCACGTCAGGCCATGATCCAGCGACTTAATGATCTGCCCGCTTTCAATACGCCATGGCGGTGAAAGCCCGGCGCAACCGGCGCCGTTATTGGGCACAGGCTCCTCTCCGTGAACAACCATGTACAGAATGCCGTTCCGCGACAGAATGCCCTTATTGTGAATGTCGTAGCCGCTGTCGGCGAAGCATACTCCCGGTCCCAGATAGCCCGTGAGGCAATTCACCTTAATCAGCGTGAAGTTGCTCTCATTGGAGACCCTGTAGAACATTGTGGCGTTGTTGCACGCCGCGTCCATCCCGGTCCCGTCGGTGGTGGTAACGTAGGAGATGTTGTTGTCGGCGATGAAGTTGATGTAGGTGTCGCCGCT